AGCAGGGATTTCTTGAGAACCACTAGGTGCAATTACAGTCGTAAATGATGGTTTATTTGTAATACCGTCTTTACTAGTAGGAGTATATTCTTCTATCTGTTTCTGAGTGAATACTTGTATTGGTGTTATGTTTGAAATACCACTTCTTAATTTGTTGGTATCTGTTTTTAATAATGTTCCTGGTTGGTAAACACTGTCTGTACGAAAATCAATATAATCTTCTCTAAATAATTCACTCGCTATTACTGGGTCAAGTGATGAATATACTAACTGTGGTGCTAAGAAACTTAGGGAAAATGGTAGGTTGTTAAATCCATCTTTACCTAAAAATATTTTAGAATTTTCAACAAGTTGTTGAGGTATAAATCTTGAAGGTTTTGATTCATTATTTACTCCAGTTCTTTGGTCTCCTAACATTCTAATATTAGTCTGTCCTACTCCCAAAGTAGCACCAGGTCCTCCACTATATGTGTATAGTATGTTATCTTGTGTTTTAGAATTTATTTTATTTAATAAGGGTGCTAGTCTACTTTTATTACCATTAGAACCATTGGTTGCAATAGTATTTAAGTACGTAGGTAAACCCAAAGGAGTATTCCCATCGGGGGAACCTACTGTTGTATTTAAAAGGGGATTCCAACCTTGTTTAACTAGATGGATACCTAGGGGGTTTGTAGCTGATTGGCCTATGGTACTTAGTGGAAGATATAGACCTTGATTTAGAGGGACATTTGTTTTTATAAATTCACCAATAGCTGAAAGTACACCTCCATTTTCCTCTGGTTTGTACGATTCATACCCTACTTCTGAATTAACATTAGTTAAGGATAAGACATTTTGTTTAGCAACAAATAAAGGACCGTTAGGAGATTTAAAATCAAAGAACATTTGAGTCATTCTTGAAACATCTCTAGCTATAATCTTAGGTAATAGCGTACCTCCTCTTAGTAAAAAATCGGGACCACCTGTTCTTCCTACATCAGAAAGGTCATCTGGGATTTTGGCTACTATATAAGGTTGGTTACTACTTCCTCCTCCAACTGTGTCTTTACCATACCTTAAGGATTTAAGGTTGGTTGTCATATTAACTAATGGCATATTCTACTTTTAAGTTGGAAGATTATCCAAATATCTTGTAGGTGCAGTTGGTGATTCTAAATTTGAGGGTTGTGGTAGAACACCGTTCAATGGTGTTACAGCGTTAGCATTTGGGTTTCCAATAGTAGAATATTCTCTGTGTAAAGTAGACTGTTGGAAATTTGGTGTGTTTGGTGTTAAACCACTCAAACTTGTAGCCGATGCTTGTCCGGAAATTAATTTGTCTAATAAGCTCATAATTGTGTGTTTTATTATAAATATTAAATTATTGTACTTCGTATAACCCTAAAGGAGCCATATCTGGTGTTTTTTTAATAAGTTGTGATAGTAATGCATTTGTCGCATTCATGTCTGTTTTGCTATTTACAACGGTTTGACTTTGTCCTTGGTTTGCCATTTGAGAAGCGCCGGGGAATGCTACAAAGTCATCGTTTTTAGATAATTCAAATAATCCTCCTTCTTTTGTAGATACTTGTGTCTTCCCAAATGCTGGTGAGTTCATATCGCCTACTTTATCAGCACCTGCTAATTTTGTAAACCCTGCTGTAACTATTCCTGCTGCAGCCGCTGCTCCTAAAACAGGACCAACAACGGGGATTCCGGCTAAGGCACCAAAAGCTAACATAGATGCCAATATAATAGCTACTCCTGCAACCCCTTTTAATATGTATTTTATTGGACCTAAACTATCAGCTAAATTTCCAACATAACCAATAGCATCCCCAATAGCAGTTGATACCATCATAAACCCACTAACTATCATACCAACAAATTCTACTACAGGCATTAACATATCAGTTAACATTAAAATTGGTTCTGCGATGGATACAAATAATTCTTTTATTTTACCTAAGGTAGCTCCTAATCTTTCTGCTTGACTGTTTTGATTTCTTAATCCTTCAACCCCACCATCAGCTAGTTCTTTTTGTGCTTGTTGTAACCCTACTTCTGCTATTCTATTGTTTAATAGAGCTTCTTGTTCTGCTGCTTGATCCCCTGTAGCCCCTGCTAGTTGTTCTTGTACAAATAAAGTTTGTGCTAAATCTTCTCTAGACATTCCAATGGATTTAGCTAAGGCTTCCTGTTGTATTCTATTCATTTCAGCAAACTCAGCTGATGACCCTGCTTGTTCTGATATTTCTTTTGCTACTGTTGCTAAATCATTATTTAATGCCGCTTGTCTTGCTTTTTCTAAATTAATATCTTTACCTAATAGTAATTCTGCTTGCAATTCGTTTTCAATTGAAGATTCAAAATCAAGTAAGCTACCCGCTATTGAGTCTACTTTACTTAACTCCATACCTAAAGCTTTAGCTGTAGCTGCCGCCTCCGCTATTAATGCTGGGTTTTTTCCTAAAGATAATGTTGTTGCTGCAGATATGTTTCCTATATCTTTTAATAAGTCTTTTTCATTTAGTTTTACCCCTAGAGCAGTTGATGAGATTTGAGCTTGAGCCATAAACTCACCAGTAATATCATTCATTGATTTACCTGTGGTTAAAGAAATAGCACCAATAGCCGCAACCTCCTTATTAGTAAACCCAGCCATCTCTCTCATTTCAGTCATTTGAACGAGCATATCCTTACTAAGCATTCCTCCTGTGCCTAAGGACTTATTCATGGCTACTAAAGAATCTTGCATCCCCTTTGTATTAACAAAGTTATTAAATGAAGAATCTGCGCTCTTTTTAAGCTCCATCCTAGTAGCTAAAGCAGAATCATAAGACATATTCATACTCTTAGCCATATCCCCCGCAGCGGCGTCTGAAGCTATTAGTGCTTTTAAAAGTTCAGCTAACATTACAGCTGGAGCAAGTGCTGTAGTTAAAGATTTACCTAGTGATTTAATACCAGATAATGCAGACATAAATCCTTTTCTATCAATAACCCCCAACATCTTTTTACCATCAGGTGAACCTAATTTATCGAATTTTTTAGCACCGGCGGTTCCTGATAGAGTGTTTCCACTTTTAGATTTTAATTTATCAGCAAGACCAAGTTTTTTAACCATGTCTTTAGTTAAGCCTTCCCCGGTTTTAAGAGAATGTTCTATGTCTTGTGATGTCTGTAGTGCGGCTTCTGAAGCCGCTTCAAATGGTGCTGAAAATGCTGATATACCCGGGACAGATTTTACAGCATTAGCTAAATTTCCAAATGTTTTAACACCAAAATTATCTTTAATCCTTTGTGAAGACTCTGCTATACCATCTAGTTGAAGTTTTAGTTTAGTGGCCTCATCTACCTGCATACCAATAGAAACTGCTATGTCTTGGTCTAATACGGATTGGCTTTTGGAAAATTTCCCTTGTTGTTGTTTTAGAATCCTTATTTTTTTCTCTAAAGAAACTTTTTGTTTGCTAAAAGTTGCGCTTTGCTTATCTATCCCTAATTGGTTTTTACCTATACTAAAAGTTTCTTGCGATATTTTATTTATATCGTTAGTAGCTTGCCTAAGGAGGGTTTTTTCTGTTCTTTGAAATTTTAAACTTTTAATTTGGTCTTTAATAACATTGGAAATGTCTTGTTGATCAGACAACAATTCAGAGGTACCCCCCGCTTGTTCTTTAAGAATACGTGTTTGTTCAGTTAATAAACGGTTTTGGTCCGCTAGTAACTGTTTTAAAGATTTTGCGTTATTTACTTGTTCACCAGCCATGTAGGTATTTTATTATAAATATTACTAATTATAACTTGTTTTACCCTTATATGCCTTACTTGCTTCGGCAAATGCTGGGGTGTTAACTTTACCGTCGGAGTTAACTAGATTCTTGTCTGATGCTCCACCCTTTCCGGCATTTTCTACCTTCTTTTTTTCATCATCATAAAAATCCGTTATTTCAGAATAAGTAAATTTCCTTAACCATATAGGCATATTATATACAGTATTATAGTCATATCCACCTTTACCATGAAAGAGTAATTGGTGGATCATTCTAAAAAGATTTAAACGTATCTCGGGGGCGTTAGTTGTAGTCAGGCCAAAAAAAGTTTAGACCAATAGGAATGGTCACCTCCTCTCCATTATCCAAAATATAGGATAAATTTACATCAGGTTGAGTTGATGAAATGTGGTCTCTAAATGCTCTTGAATCGCGGGCTAAAAACATATTATCTACAAATTCTCTAATATCTTTCTTTTCTTCACTACCATCTACTGATGTGATTAAGTATTTTAATCTTGTAGTAAGTTCTGTAGAGTTTTCTTTGTTAATTTTTTTAAGGCCTGCTAACTCTCGATCTATTTGTTTTTCTACTTTACCTGTAGCTAATTGGTATGTTAAAATGTTTCCAGTTGAAGGTGTAGTAAAATTAAACTCATTTTTACCTGCTTCAAATTGGGATTCATCAAATTCTTTGTTTTCTAAAGTTGACATATCTAAAGTATAATTTTGCCCCTTTACAACAATTTCATAATCTTTACCATATCCTAATATACGAGTAGCAATTAATAGTGCATTTTTATCACCAACTATTAAATCATCAATTTTAATGTCCTTATTTATAATTACGGATTGCAGTAATTTTTCTAGTACTACCCCTTTTTGGATGAAAGATTGATTAGAAAGAATATCTTCTTCTTTAGCGGTCATGTACTTAATTTCTACTTTACCACTTGATAAAGGAGAGTCTTTGGTGTAGATAAGACCTTTTGACGGTAATTCTATTTCTTCGGTTGGGAATTTAAATTCACTCATATAATCTTTATTTAATTAAAACTTTGTTATCATTTATACATATACAAAATACAAAAAAAGCCTGGCAATGCCAAGCAATTTTTGATAATTTATGTAATTGTTTCCTAGAAATTTAAGATACAGTAATCAGGTTGAACTGTTAATTGTAGTTCTACTGCTGCACTTTCATCATCCCAACTATAATCTCCGAAATTAGCATCAGTAATCATAGCTCCTTTGATAATCCATTCTGAAACGATATCACCTACAGGTCCTAATACGTTCATAGTTAAATCCTTTTTATAGAAATCATTATAACCATCTCTACCAGTTACTGATTCATGGTGTAATCTAACCCACTCCATACATGCTTGTGCACCACTTGGAGTAATTGGATCAAATAATGTCATTTGAATTGTATTCCAAAGTGTTTTACCTTTTACGTATCTTGCAACGTTAATATGGTTCAATTGAACTGTACCTTGTGTTAATGAAACTGCACCCATACCTTTAATTTGGTATGAAGGAATTCCATCTACATACAGTATAAACCTGTTCTTTTGTTTAGGTTCGAATGCTGTGTAAAATATTTCGTTTGGGTCTAATACTGCCATTGTTATATATTTTTATTATAAATATTGTAATTATTTTTTTTATTCAGGAAATGTTGCTCCAGTTGGTAAAACATTGAAATCTAAAATAACGAATTCTGCTGTTTTGGTTGGTTGTAAGTAAATCTGACCTACTAGCTCATTTCTATCAATTACATCCGGTGTATTGTTTGTAGCATCCATTACTACTTTAAAAGCATATAATCCTTGTCTTTGTTGTACTGATTCTAAGTATGGGTTTACATTTGCTAAGAAGTTGTTTCTTGTTGCATTTGTATTTTGTTCAAATACTAAGTTATCTGATACTTGTGTTATATATCCTTTAAGTGCAATTAATAATCTACGCACATTTACTCTATCTAAAGCACTTGCTCTTTTCTGTAATGTTTTTTGTCCAAATACTACAACTCCACTTCCTGGGAATGTTGCTATTGGGTTAACATTTGCTTCGTATAAAGTATCTCTATTACCTGATGTTAATTTTCTTTCTGCTCTTACTACACTTCCTAAAGCTCCTCTAAGCAAACCTGCTGGTGCAAACCATGGATCTGATGAAGCATCTGTAAATGCGTAAACTGCAGGAATATATGTTGAAGCGGGTGCCCAAACTGTTTGTCCGGTTCCGGCATCTACCGTTTGTAACCACGGCCAATAAGTTGCTGCATATGAGCTATCATAAGCTGTTGCTTGTGTTGTAACTGTACCAATTGATGCGTTAAACGCTGCAACATCAATTACTGCTATACAATCAGTTCTACCTTGTGCAAGTGTTACTAATTTTGTAACAGTACTTGAATGGTCTTGAGAATTTAATCCTGGTGCTGTAATTACATTAAATTGGTAATCATCTGAGTTGCTCAAAAGATTAATTGATTCTGTATAATTGCTTGGGGATAAACCTTGTACATCAACTGATGAAATATTTTCGTTAAATAATGCTGTTCTAGTTCCATAATTAACACCTGTAGCATTTGCAAATGAACCTGATTGTATTACTGGTAAACTACCGGTATATATAGATTTTGCAGTTCCGTTATTGTCAAAATATTGTGGTGTAGGTAATGTTACTGATTCTACATAAATATAAGCACTTCTTTGTGGGTAATTACCATTGGTTTTAACAAAGGAATCTGTTCCATCCTCTTCTACTGTATAATATGTGTCACCAATAACTTTTGATACATAGTTTACTGCAGTTGGGTCTAAAGATAAGTTATTATATGTTTCTAATACTGCTCTTGAAGTTGCAGTATCATTTCCTCTTCTTACTAATAATGAAAATTGACCTGATGCTGTGTTTACAGATGCTACTTCCCATCTAATATTTTCTGCTGTTCCTTCATTTAAAGTACCATTAGCTGAATCAACTGCCTGGTAGTTATTCATGTTAGCACCTTCAGATATTGTTTTAATTGTAAATGAAGCGGTTGCATTTAAATCAGAAGCTGTAAGTGTAAAAGTTGCGTCTGTTCCGGCAGGAACTGTTGCTCCTAAAGATTGTGATGTAAAAGTTAATGTATCTCCTACTTCATAACCAGTACCTATAGTTGTAACTTCAATTGAAGATATAGCACTAGAAGTTTGTGCTGCTGTTTGTGTAGCTAATTTAACTGTAAATACTGCAGAGGCACCTGCGCCATCTGTTGCAGGTGATAGGTTTGGTATTACTACATTACCTGTACTACCCGTAGCATTAAAAGCAGCTGCATTTGTAAAAGAAGACAATAATACGTTTTCACCTATTGCTAATGTACCATCAGTTAAGCTACTAGGAATTGCTGAATTTGCTGAAAGGAAAGAACCGGTAACAACACGTGTTACTAGTAATGATTCTCCACCTTGTGCAAAATAATTTCTTGCTGAGATAGAATTTAAATATGTGTAAAATTGAGATCCACTTTCTACTGATGAACCAAAAATTGCTTCATATTGAGAAAAAGTAGACACCGCTGTTGGTATTCCAACTGGTCCTTTTGTTGCTGGGCCAATAATAGCGGCACCAAAAGTAACAGGTCTAGCGCCAATAAACGATTGGTCATTTTCCCTTGCTAATACACCTGGAGATAATAATGTTTCTGCCATTGTCTAAGTATTTGTTATATTGTTTTATTATAAATATTAAAAATTATTTCAAAAATTAAGCTATTGGTGTAAATTCACCTTTATCTAAATCTATGTTACCATTACCATACTTATCTTCTAATTCTTTAGCAGTTTGATTTTGATCTTTAGATAATTTATCGAATTCCTCCAACAACTCTCTTTTTTGTATTTTTAAGGCATTAATCCTTATTTCTATTGTTCCTAACCCACCAATTATTTCGTTGTTTTTTACTTGAAATTCTTGAAGAGTACTTACTTCTTTATTTAATAACTTTTTAACTTCCATATTTAAATTTTTGATTTATTATAAATATGTAGAAAAATTATCAAAATTACATTCTTGTACGTCCATCGTTTGTAGGATTTGATATTGTTTCAGTATCGTTTAAATTAACAACTGCCTCTGTAGTAATACTTATTTTTGCTTTGGAATTGTATATTTTAGTAGAATTTAATTCTTTTTGAATTGTGTCGGGTAGTATGTACCCTCTCATTCTAATATTAAATGTTCCTTTTACTAATCGATCCTTACCCT